ATGACAGTCCGTGAAATATTATCTATTTTATTATGGCCCATGGCTCTTTTCATTGTGGTCTGGATTGATTCCTGGTGGAGGGATTGGGGGGTATTTGGAAAGGGTAATACAATGCTTGAACGTATCTTTCTTGTATTATCAATTATAGCCTATATACTGATTACTTACGTTGGGAGCTTTTGTGTCTGATTTTCCTGATATAAATTGCGAACGTGAGTTCCTAAATCAGGCTGATGCAATTTATGAGACAGCCAACTTGCTTGTTCTAGTAATGCAATGGTCAGGCAATCAAACACTTCATCGAGCCTTTCAGGAGTAAGTATGCCTATGGTTTTGGTGCTACTTACTCGATGTGTCAGAAAGATGTCCATCCATTCTAATGAGGAAGGGTTCATATACCGGATGTTATCGGTTAATAAGGAGGAAATCCTGTCTTGGTTGGAATGCACCATGTTTGCAAAACCAGTGTTCCAGATTTGCGTTTCGTATAGCAGAGCAATGAAGGGAAGATAGAGTGTTTCATAGGCTTCTCTGAAGGCATTCTGTTTCCCTTCTGCCATGGATTGGAGACGTCCGCAAAGATAGGAAAGAGCAATCGATACAATTGAAATGATAGAACTTACAATCATTGATACAGTCATTTACATAATCACCCCCTTTCCTGGCAATTGCCTATTCTGAATTATAACTGAATATACAGGAAAAGGAAACCGGATAGATGAAAATGATGCTTTAATGACAATGGTTAGAATCGTATGTAATGGGAGGTGATAATTCTCATGAAAAATGGCAAGAAGCCAACCTTAATCCAGAAAAAGGAGATGAAACTTCATGGACTGCAACCAGAGAACTGGCTGGTGGTAAAGGACACCAGAGAGTTTTTGGAAGTGGTAAGCAGAATGGAACTTAAGCGGATTGGAACAGACAGGAAACGGACCAGAAGATTATACAGGAGTGAGTAAGATGGCAGATGTAAAGACAAGGGAGCTTGGAAAGATTGTCAAGAAGCGTCTGATTGAATTGGAGATGACCCAGGTCCAGCTGGCAAATATATTGGGTACAAGCCCTCAAGAACTGTGCCGGATGCTGAAAGGAAAGAGACCTGGGTATAAGTATCGGAAGCAAATGCTGAAAATTCTCAAAATAAATGAGAATGATGTGGCATAGGGGGCTGGATATGGACTTGCATAAAAGAAGAACGCCCTACTTCTGGGGGAAGGTCGGGCGTTCCGATAAATACTCATCTGCATTGTACTATACCAACAGCCAAATTGCAACAGAAAGGGGGAAATCTGATGGAAGAAATTTATATATCCATGAAAGATGCATCTAAATTGGAAGAAGCAGTGTATAAAACATTCTTAAAACAGGTTTCTCAAAGAGTAAAAAAAGAGGGGTTGGTTATCAGAACAGAGAAATCTGAAAAGGGAGGCCAAGAGCGAAAATACATCAAACTTACTGACCTAAGCCCCAAAGCCCAGAAGGCTTACCGGGCCATGAAGAAGATAGATACGGAAGAAGGAAGTGATATCGTGATGGAGAACCTGCCCCCAGAGGAGCCCTGGTACCTGGATACCGATGTGAACTGGTACATAGGGAACCACAGCCAGGCATATTACAAGGCGGTGGAGCTGTCCCGGCTCCTGCAGGACATCATCAACTATCAGGGAGAGGACAAGACGGAGTACATCATCCGGAAGGCGGCGGAGCTGGGAATGAGCCAAAGGACTTTGTACCGCCACATGGACAAATACCTGGAGGCAGCAGGGTGGGCCTTAAAGATGCTGCGGGAGACCGGGGCCAACTACGATTATTACAAGGTCCTGTGCCTGTGCCGCAAGCCCAAGGATTCCAACACCTTCCCTACCTTTACACCGGAAGTGAAGCAGAAGATACACAACATCTGGTTTGACAAGGACTTTGCCCGGAATGAAGGAAAGCGCCAGATGCTGTATGACAAGCTGCTGGAAATCGGTACAGCCAATGGCTGGCCCATCCCATCTTACCAGAGTGTATGCCGTTACATCTCCCACCTGATGGCAGACGGGCAGCTGGAAAGCGCCCATTTCCTTGCAGCCAAAGGTGACAGGGCGTGGAAGAACAAGCGGATGGTGAAGGCCCTGCGCGATACCCGGTCCCTCCAGGTCATGGAGGTCCTTCTGGGGGATGAACATACCTTTGACTGCTGGGTCTCCTATCAGCTGCCTAATGGGAAGGTGACGGCCATCAAGCCTAAGCTGGTGGCCTGGATTGACGCCAGGAGCCGCATGGTGCTGGGGGATATCATCTGCCGGGATGCCAATGCCCAGATACTGAAGCAATCCCTGATTAAGGTATTGTACGGAACCCCGGGAGGGATGCCGAAATACCTGAACATTGACAACGGAAAGGACTATACCTCCAGGGAACTGACCGGCGTCAGACGTTATCCCACCCGGGAAGAAACAGAACGGTACGCCGGATTTGAGGAGGTAAAAGCGGGATTCTATCACACCATTGGGATAGAGGACTTCCACCGGAGCCGTCCTTATGAGCCATGGAGTAAATCCGAAATAGAGCGTCTGTTTAAGACGGTATGCGATGGATTCTCCCGGTGGTTTAAGAGTTACACAGGTACACTGACAGGAAGCAGGACCAGCGCCAAGATTGACAAGGACATCAAGCGTATGCTTGAACAGGGGAAGCTGCTGACCATGGAGGAGTTTTATGAGAAGTGGAGCCATTACCTGCACAACGTGTATGCGGTGAAGGTCCACAGGGGCCTGAAAAACCAGGGAGAAACATACTGTACCCCGCAGGAACTGTTTGACAAAGGGGAACGGTATGAGAAGGCCCTGCCGCCAAAATCCTTTGCCCTGCTGCAGCTGATGAAGTCAGAACGGGCACGGGTATATAACGTGGGAATCCGGAAATTCGGCCAGGTCTATAACCATCCGGAGCTGATTTATTACATGGACAAGCCTGTGGACATCAAGTATGACCCGGAGGACGTGACCCGGCTGCTTGTGTTTGACGCCCAGGACGGCCATATGATTTGTGAGGCCGAGAGCCAGGAACTGTTAAAGATTGCCCACAAGGTCCCACAGGAGGCGCTGGAACGCCACATCCGGCTCCAGAAGCAGCAGATGAAGGATGTGCGTGAGAAGCTGAAGGAAATGAGATGCCCGCTGGATGAACGGATTGCCGGCGCGGCCCAAGCCAACACCATCGTGGGAAGCATGATGATAGAAGGGGCAAGGAACAGCCGGAAGGTCATCACGCTGCCGAAGGAGGAGAGCTACCGGGAACACAGGAAGGCGGCGCGGCAGTCGGAATATATCGCCAGACAGGGCCGTGAGGCGCTGGAAAAGCTACGCAACATGGGTTAAGTCCCAACACATAAACCAATCAAACGGAAAGGAAGGGTATCGTAAATGAAAAGTCTGGCAGAACGTGTGTGCCTCAGATTAAGAATCATAAACATGAACAAGGCGGAGCTGGCCTGGCAGTTTGATAAGGAAGGGATGAAGTGCTCCCGCTCCATGCTGAGCCAGTACTTAAACGGGAAATATCCAAGCAGGCCAGTAAAGCTGGAGGAACGTCTGGAGAGGTGGCTGGAGGAGACAGAGGAACAGGAAGCAGCCTTCCGGCAGGAAAAAACGCAGGTGGCAGATAAGTATGCCAAGCAGATTGCCCGCCAGTTTGCCTCCCAGAAAGAACCGGAGGAAGCGGGAGAGCAAGAGCCGCTGCTGGAAGAGGAAGCGCCGCCCCGGATGGGAAGCAAGCCGGATGTGTTTGAATCCGATGATTACATCAACATAGTAGGCATCTGCAACCTGTGCCAGCAGCAGCAGGGAAGCGCCATCGTGGTGGGGCGGTCCGGCTACGGGAAGACCTACAGCCTGAAGCAGTACGCCAGGCTGCCCCGTGTCATCTACATCGAGTGCAACGAGTCCATGAGCTGCCGGGACCTGGTAAGGCGGATAGAGAAGCAGCTGTGCCTGCCAAAGCGCTACGGTACGAATGACGAACGTCTGGAGGAAATCTGTGAGTTCTTCAACGTGAACCGGGGGTATCTGATGATAGTGGACGAGGCGGACAAGCTCATCAACAAGTACACCATCAAGAAGATTGAGCTGCTGCGCACCATCATGGATTCGGCCGCGGTAGGGATGGTACTGGCCGGGGAGCTGTCCCTGGAGGCCCACCTGGCTGCGTATGATGAACGGTTTGCCAACCGCATGGATTTTGCGTACCGGCTCCATGGCCTGGGAAAAGCCGAGGTAGAGCGCTACCTGGAGGACTGGAGCGTGGAGGAGAGGGCCATGGAGGTGCTGACCAGCCGGGCCAGGAACAGCAAGAACGGCTGTTTCCGGCTGTTTGACCGGACCATGAACAACGTCATCCGTCTGATGCGGGAACGGGAACAGACGACCATCACGGAAACAATCATCAACGAGGCATCCGCCATGATGCTGCTGTAGGGAGGGAATGGACGATGAAACGTAAGATACTGACCATCACATACACATGCCCGGAGGACAAGGTGAACCTGGGGGAGGCGGACATCATGGGAACCATCCTCCAGAAGCTCGGGGAGCTGGGAGCCTATGATATCAACCTGAAGGCCAGTTCCGCGGAGGTGCGGGAACCGGCTGCGCCAAAGGTCAGGGAGACGGGACCCCAAATCCCTGCGTTCCTACAGGAACGCAGGAGCCGGCCATCCAGGAGGGAAGTGCTCTGCCTGCCAGGAGGAGGAAATGCTTATGGGAACGGGATATAGGTATACCATCAAGACCCTGTGGGGGTTAGCCAAATCAAAGGAGCTGGGGCTGACGGAGGAGGAGCTGCATCTGCTGGTGGCCCGTGAGACCGGGAAGGACAGCATCCGTGAACTGAACCGGTCGGAGCTGTCCCATGTCTGCCATATCCTGCAGAAACAGAAGGACGATATCAAACGGCAGGAAGGGAGGCTGCCGGAGCGCAGGGGGAACCCGCAGACCGGACGGCAGCGCCGAAAGATAGGACAGCTGAAGGAGAAGCTGGGCTGGGATGAGCGGCAGGTCCGTGCCCTGTGCCACCGGATGTACTGGGTGGACGCAGTGGAATGGCTGACCTATTACCAGTGCCAGGGATTGATTGAGGCCATGAAGGCCATCCTGGAGCGGAAGCCGGAAAAGGAGGATGGCCGGGGATGAAGGATAAGGAAGGTAAGGGGACGTTTGGGTCTGCTATGGCGGGGTTCCTATGTGCGCAGTTGGAAGCCACGGCCATCTACCTGGGGCATCCAGCTACACAGCAACAAAAATCCGATTGGATGGAGCTGGAGGTGGAGGCCCTTCTCCGTGAAAGCCAGCTTGCCAGGGAGGCGGTCCAGCTGAAGCAGACCCTGGAGCTGGGGGAACATGTGCGCCGGGAAATAGAGAAGGAGCAGATGAAGAAGGATACGCCGGAAGGGATGCTGAGCTGATGGAAGGACTGATGCAGCTGTTTGACCGGAAATACCGGGAATACCAGGATTATCTGGATGAAAAGTCCTGGGCGGATGCGGCCCTTGCCCAGTCCTACCTTCTGGGGGTCCTGCATTGCATGTGGGCCTTATGGGACCGGAAGGCGGAGAATGCAAAGCAGTACCATGAGGAGATAGTGCGCCGGAGCCATAGGATAGAATAGTAAAGAGAGGAGAGTGGAGATGAAACGGACAATTAAGTTACACACAGGAGCGACCAAGGTCGTTGAGGATGCCACGCATAAGATAATGACAATCCAGGAATGGAGGGAGGAAGGAAAAAGACGTTTTGGTAAGGACTACATGGATTGGAAGTTTGAGTGCCCCATGTGCGGACATATTGCATCAATCAGGGATTTTAAAGAGGCCGGAGCCAAAGGACCAAACTGTGCCTGCCAGGAGTGCCTTGGAAGATATACGGGAAAGGGGGCCCCGAAGGCGGGAGATGCGTCTGGCTGCAACTGGGCGGCTTATGGACTCTTTGGTATCCCGGATGGGAAGGGGATTATTGTCCTGGATGAAGAAGGAATCGGAACGGAGTGTTTTGCGTTTGCAGGACAGGAGGTGTAGTCATGCCAGGGAAACATACGAAGCTCTTTAAACGCATATTCCATGGTGATTTCCGTCCGGCTGACGGAATGGACTATTCCCGCGCATATAAACGCTGGATGAAGGAGAACTATGAAGCCCACCAGAGATTCCGGAAAACATTAAAAAAAGGCCAGCTGGAGGCGTTTGACGAATTAGAGGAAATGGATATTGAGCTATCAGGAAGGGCCCAGGAAGAGAACTACATAGCCGGGATGAAGGCAGGCATCCAGCTCATGGTGGAAGCGCTCCGGTAGATGAGGCCTGGTTTTGAGGGGAAGGGGGGACCGGTATGGCAGGACGGGCAGCCTATTTCAGGCTGTATGACCATGGCAGGTACATGGGGGAGTATAGAAACTCTGAACTTATGGAACTGCTGGATATCCGTCATCATCAGCTGATTGCCTATTATAGTGATACCGGCAGGGAGTATAAGGCTCGTTACCTGATTGAACGGATAGAGGAACCCATGCGTGGAAGTTGGGCAGCGGAGTGGGACCATGCCAGACTGAAGGTCCTGTGGGATGGTACCAGGCTGAAGGTCCTGAGGCCGGTACGGAAGAGGAAAGGCCAGGAGCCGGGGTGGTTATGGAGGTGAAATCATGGCAATGTTTGAGTATACGACTAAGGTCGAGATTCTGAAGGCGCTAATTGAAATCCTGAAGGAGTTAAAAGCCATTAGAAAGGCTATGGAGACTAAGAAAAATTAACATTTTGGAGGTGAAAAAATGGATAGAAGAGACGCCGAGAAGGTAATACAAAATTTGCGAACAAAGCCATTCATATGTTCTGATAATTGTTTGTTACTTGATAATGGTTATGTGATTTTGCGAAAGGAATACTTCCAGGAATTAAAAATGAGCAGAGATTTGATATCCATAGATTCACACATTACATCGGTAAACTGACATATAGTTTAGAGAAAGGAAGGAAAAACAGATGGGAACGCTACTGGATGCAATCTCAAAAGAGGACCGGGTGGAGGTCACCTTTTCCGATTTCTACCGGCTCATACGGGAAAGCACATCCGCGGAACTGATGAAAAATGCCGTGGACTGCAACGTGCCGCACCGCTACATAAGGGAGATGGTAACGGGAGTGCCGGAGGAGACCGGCATGGAACCGGATGGTGAAGGGGGGAAGGAACATGTGGATACTGACACAGAATAAGGAGCGGCTGCTGACCACGGAATCCATGGATGAGATACGCATTGCAGCCCCGGGTACCGGCCGGCCGGATTACGTGCTCCTGCTTAACCGGAAGACGGACCGGAAGGAGCTTGCGTTAGGGTTTTACCGCCGGAAGGAGCGGGCAAAGGAGGTGCTCCAGGCCATCCTGAAGGAACAGTCAAATTACATCTCCTGCACGGGAGGGACGGACCTGGTTACCGGACGTCATCAGCCGGCCTTTGTGGCCATCCCACCCAAGACCTATGTCATGCCGAAGGATGAATAAGGAGGGACGAAGGGATGGAGACAGGAAAGGAAACATCCATGTATACCGTGAGCAACCACGCAAAGGAACGTTATGCCGAGCGGTGCAAGGACCGGGACAGCCGGCTGGAGATAACCGCCTATGTGGCAGAGCACAGCCAACGGATAGAGGAAGAAATCAACCGGATGCTGCGTTACGGGAAACGGGTCTATACGGGCCGGACGGAGGGCGGGAAGGACCGGGTACCCAAGGAGGTATATGTGAACGGCCTGTGGATACTGCTGGCCAATGCCGAGAACCACAACGTCATCACCCTGTACCGGGTGGACCTTGGCTGCGGGCCGGACCTGGACAAGCTGTATGTGGAACGGATGGTCCAGCGCCTGGAGGAAGCCCAGGGACGCCTGGAGGAGACAAGGCGTGAAACGGAGGAGCAGAACCGTGCCTACCAGGCCATCCTGCAGGAGGGGGAAGGACAGATACAGGAATACCAGGAGCGCATCCGTCTGCTGAAGGAGATGTGCGAAGGGTACCAGGCAGTCATGCGCAGCAGCCGGGCCGGCTTGGCCCGGGCCGCGGACGATGTGGAGGCCATCGTCAACACGCTGATAGGAAAAAAGAAGTTTTAAGGGAGGGCCTATGGAACCAACACAAGCCCGGATAGAGCTGGTCCGGGAGGACGGGACCATCCGGATGGGCGGGACGGACGTGAGCATGGAGGACATGGCCCGGATGCTGGGGGTGTTCGCCGCCATCGTGGCAGCGGAGGCAGTAAAACGCGGAATGGGCGTGGAGGAAGTCAAGGACGCCATGCTGGACATCTTCCTGGCGGCCACGGCCCGCCTGGATGAGGAGCATGCCCAGGACATCCGGGAGGGACATACCTGGGATATGGGATAAGAAGGAGGAAGCAATGGAATACAAGCGCATTACAAGCAAGGGCGGGGTCAATATCCCCGTGAAACTCAGGCGGTCCATGGGGATGGAACCCAGGGACGCCATTGAGCTGGAGGTCAATGACAGGAACGAGCTGGTCATACGGGCCTACCAGGCCCGCTGCATCTACTGCGGCAGCGGGGAAATCCATCTTAAGAAAAATGGCAAAGGGGTCTGCCGTGCCTGCGCAGACCAGCTGGTGGATGAATACGTGAAGCAGAAACGGAAGGAGCTTGCATGATGGATTTGGGACTGGTAAATGATAAGGAGCTGGTGGACCTGGCCGTGGCGGCCATGAAGGTGGCCGAGGATGCCAAGTCCGCCCTGGAGAAATACAAGGCGGAAATCCAGAACCGGGGACTGTCGGTCTTAAAGGACCGGAATAACCAGTACTGCCGCATGTACGGGACGGACGGCAGCTATGTGGCCGTGTCGGAGCCGAAGGAGATAGACATCCTCAACATGCCCCGGTTAAAACAGGCCATCGGTGAGGATGTGTGCACAGGGCTGGTGACGGAGACCACGAAGACCACCTATACCCTGGACAGGAAGCTGCAGAAGGCCCTGAAGGCCATTGCCGCCAACGATTATACCTTTGAGTACACATTAGAGGATTACCTGAAGGAGATGAGCGTACCGGTGAGCGAGGGCCAGAGGGAGGTGCTGGCCCGGAGGCTGAAGGGGGACTACAAGGAGGATAAGAAGACACTGCTGTCCGTCCTGGGGTATCTGGGCAAGGGGACCACGGAGGAGGCCGCGGAGGCCGCCGCCCCCAACCTGGACATGGACCTGTACTACATATCAAAGATTAAAAACGCAGAACTGATACAGGCCATCCTGCCGGATGAGGGGATTGACTGGAGCATGGATGAAATCAAGCGGTCCCTGATTGTGACATCCAAGCTGAAGCTGGAAATTGCCTATGAAAGGGAGGACAAGTGATGAAAGCAGACGAAAAGAGACAGGCCGTGGCCAGGAAGTATGACGAGCTCATCGGAAGGAACCACTACAGCCAGCCGCTGCGGGACTACTGCTACCGGAAACACAGTGATGGGAACTATTACAGCGACTGCTCCAGCTCCATCTGTTATGCATACAAGGAAGCCGGATATGGTTTCGGCATCCTGAACACAGCCGGCATCTACCAGTCCGCGCGGCTGGTGACGGTGGACGTCCCCATCCGGGACGGCCAGGTGCGGGACATCGGCCTGCTGCGGGTAGGTGACATGCTGGAGTTTGCCGGGACGGACGAGAGCCGGCCGCAGACCATCGGCCATGTGGAGATGGTGCATACGCTGGACGGGGAGGATACCATCATCTGCGGGCACGGAAGCGGCCGCCCATCCTATAAGAACATGGTATCCTACTGTACCCAGCGCCAGAACACGAAGACATACACCAAACGCGGGAACAAGGGACTGGTGTGCGTCCGGCGCTATCTGCTGGATGACGTGGTCCCGGAGGAGCCGGCCAGGAAATCCGGCTGGCAGGAAGAGGACGGCGTCTGGCGGTTTTACCTGGGGGATACAGGCCAATGTGTCCGTAACGCCTGGTACCTGGACGTGGATGGCCGCTGGTACTGGTTTGACGGGGCCGGCCGCATGGTCAGGGACACCTGGTACCAGTACCAGGGGGACTGGTACTATCTGGGAAGTGATGGTGCCATGGTAAAGGGACAGCAGACCATAGATGGGAAATGGTACCTGATGGACGGAGCCGGCGGCATGGTCACGGAGCCGGTCATACTGACCCCGGATGCGGACGGCGCACTTAAGTGGGAAGGCCTGGCGGAATAAGAGGAGGGGATACGGATGCGCAGGGAGCTGATGGAGGAGCTGGAAGCGGATACCACCCTGGAGGATATCGCGGAGCCGTACCGCCTGGTGGTGGAAATGATAGGTTTAAAGAACGTGCTGAAGCTGTCCCGGTATTTCATGGGGGACAAGATATACCTGCCCAAGGCGGAGCGCATCCTGGCCCCG